TTCGTGTCTGGGGAAGGAAAACATCATGAGTATAATTAAACCTTTATACAATGCTACAGCAAACGGCAATGTAGAGTTTACAGAAGCAGAATACGAAGAATATGAAGCGAGTTTGCCGCAAGTAGAAGTTTCGTATCAAGAACATTTAGAAAGAACAGTTCGAGCAGAGCGTAACTCTAAACTAGCAGAGACTGATTGGACGCAAGTAGCAGATGCTCCAGTAAGCAAAGAGGACTGGGCTACTTATCGTGCATTGCTTAGGTCTATACCAGAGCAAGAAGGATTTCCTAACGAAGTCACTTGGCCTGTAGAACCTTAGCAGTTTAAAAAGGTAGTTAAAAAATGGAAGACCGCTTAAGCAGAGTAGAAAAGAAGATTGACACATTACAAGAAGCTATCGTGTCCTTAGCGCGTGTTGAAGAAAGACTTGTCACTGTGTTTAATAGGCAGTCACATATTGAGACTAAAGTAGACGCTATAGAGAATAAGATGGACTGTTTAGCTGAAAACATAGCCAGTGCAAGGACAATGGAGCGTCTGCTTTGGATAATACTTGTTGCAAGCATAGGCGCTGTTTTTACATACATAGGAAACTAGGATGACATATTTAGAACTAGTAAACAGTGTTCTACGCAGGCTTCGTGAAAACCAAGTAGACACTGTAGCTGAAACAAGCTATTCAGCTTTGATTGGCGACTTTGTTAATGACGCTAAACAGCTTGTAGAAGACTCACACAGTTGGTCTGCTTTACGTGTTTCTATTGACTTTGACACAGTTGACGGTACGTCTGTGTATCCTTTAACAAACGCAGGACAAGAAGTAGAAGTACGAGAGGCATTGAACACAACAAGCAAGACTAGGTTTACTACTAGCAACAGAACAGAGATGAACAGGTATTATAAACTAATGACACCTACTTCTGGTTCTCCTTCTAAGTTTGCTTTTACTGGTACAGACGCTAATGGCGACATTACTGTACAAGTGTATCCACAGCCAGACAACATCTACAGTTTGTTTTTTGATGCGTTTGCTAGACAGGCTGATTTAACAGCAGACGCTGATGTACTAAAAGTGCCATACAACCCTGTGTTGCAGCTTGGTTTAGCTATGGCGTTACGTGAGCGTGGTGAAACAGGTGGGCAGTCAGCAGCAGAACAGTTTGCTATAGCTGACGTATCTCTGTCAGACGCTGTAGCCTTTGATGCTAACAAGTACCAAGAAGACACTACTTACGTAGCAGTCTAAGGAATCTTAAATGGCTCAACAACTACAAAGCATTACAATTACAGCGCCCGGATTTGCAGGTATTAACACGCAAGATGCGCCGTTAGCGCAAGAGCCTAGCTTTGCTGCTGTAGCAGATAACTGTGTAATTGACAAAGAAGGTAGAGTTGCCTCTCGTAAGGGCTATGCCGTGCTTACTACTAACGGCCCTGCTGTTCTTGGTAGCTCTGACGGCATTGAGTCTATGGGTGAGTTTGTTGCTGAAGACGGAGATGTAACATTCTTATCAGCAGGTAACAACAAGATATTTAAAGGCACTACAACATTAGTAGACGCAACACCTTCGTCTTACACTATTGCTGCTAACAACTGGAAGTTTGTATCGTTCAATGACCATATGTTTATGTTTCAACGTGGTCAAGAACCGCTGCTGTACTCAGATCATGCAGGTACAGTTGAAACAATGTCTGCTCATGCACACTCTACAGGCACACCGCCACAGGGTAATGAGTGTTTAGCAGCGTTCGGTAGGTTATGGGTAGCAGATTTTACTAATGACAAGTCTACAATCTACTGGTCTGACTTGCTTAACGGTACACATTGGTCAGGAGGCTCTACAGGTTCGATAGACATTACTAAGGTGTGGCCTACAGGGTACGACACTATCGTTGCTCTAGCAGCTCACAACGGCTTCCTAGTGATCTTTGGACGCAGCTCTATTGTTATCTACTCAGGTGCAGACGATCCGGCTACTATGACGCTGAGCGATACAATTTCTAACGTAGGTTGCGTGTCACGAGACGCTGTTGTGTCTACTGGTAAAGACTTAATCTTCTTAGATGACTCAGGTGTTCGTAGTCTTGCTAGAACAATACAAGAGAAGTCAGCGCCTATTGGTGACATCTCTAAGAACGTAAACAACGATATTAAGTCACTGTTTATAGCAGAGACAGGCAACATCAGTATGCACTACTCTCCTCGTGAGGCGTTTGTGCTGCTTAATTTCCAAGAACTAGGTGTTGTCTACTGCTTTGATACACGGTTTCCGCTACAAGACGGCAGCTACAGAGCAACTACATGGTCGCACATTAACCCGCTGTGCTTTACAACTATATCAACAGAGGCGTTGTACATAGGTTCTAAGACAGGTGTAGCTAGTTACTCAGGCTTTACAGACAACACTACTGGTTACTTGCTCAGCTACTTTAGCCATCCGTTGAGCTTTGGTGACACATCTAAGCTCAAGTTCTTAAAGAAGATAAACTTAATTACGTTTGACGGTGCTGAAGCTACTGTAGTGCTTAACTGGGCTTACGACTATTCTGGTGCGTACACTAAGCAGGCTTATATCTTGCCTAAGTCTAACGTAGGTCAGTACAACATCTCAGAATTTAACACAGAGGCTGAGTATTCGTCGTCTATTGCTCTTATCAATCGTCAAAAGATTAACACTAGCGGTCAAGGAACTGTGGTAGCTGTAGGCGTAGAAACAACAGTAGAAGGTAAGACTATTGCTCTACAAGAGATAAACATACACGCATTACTAGGAAGGATTGTCTAATGAGTAATTACACTAAGATAACTAACTTTGCAGCTAAAGACGCAATGGTCAGCGGCAACCCTGCTAAAGTAATTAAAGGTACTGAAGTTGGTGCTGAGTTTGACGCTATTGCTGTTGCAGTAAACAGTAAAGCTAATCTAGCATCTCCTACGTTCACAGGCACAGTAACAGTAGCTAACTTAACAGCCACTGGTACACTTACTTTGTCTACTATTGACGGTGGAACATACTAATGACTCTTGACGAGGCTAAGCAGACATTGATGCTTGAGCTAGTCAGAGCAACACAAGGCAACTACTCAATAGAAGAGTTGTTAGAGCTTTACTATTTTATTATAGAGCCTGAAGAAGACGTTAAACCAAACCTAACAGTGCTAAAAAACAGGACATAAGTATATGAAGTATGCTAAAATCATAGGTAAGTTTGTTAAAGCTAAGTTTATGGGCGCGACTGACGAGCAGGCTACTGTTACTATTTTATTAGCTGCTTTTATCCTTATTGTGTTAGCGGTGGCTTAAATGTTAGCAATGCTAGGGTCACTCATTGGGCCAGTGTCGGACTTATTAGACAAGGCAATACCCGATAAAGACTTAAAAGAAAAACTAGCTCATGACATTGCGACTATGGCAGAGCGTCATACGAACGAGCAAGTCAAAGCACAGCTAGAGATTAACAAGGTCGAAGCTAAGCATAACAGTATGTTTGTAGCCGGATGGCGACCTGCTTGTGGATGGGTTTGTGTGTTAGGTATGGCAGGTAACTTTCTAATCATACCTTTTGTAAACATGACTTTGAATCTGTTAGAGACAGGCGTTGAAGTGCCTATGATTGACCTTGCTACAATGCTACCTGTGTTGATGGGTATGCTTGGTCTTGGCGGCTTACGCTCCTTTGAGAAGGTTAACAAAGTAGAGCGCAACACTTAGGAATTATTATGTCTGATCTAATACAGTTACCTGACGGTCTTTTTAGAGTTGCGGGTAGTCCTGTTTCTAAAGTAGCAACTGAAGCAGCAAAAACAGGAGCATCTCAACTTGGTTTATCTACTTTATTCCAAGGTCTTGGGCCTGCTTACGCTATTTACTCTGCTCTTGACGGTTTAGGCTTTTTTGATAAGAGCATGGAAGCAACACCAATGACTGCAGAAGAAGCAGCTTTGTATGCAGGGCAAGAACGCCTTAACACAGTTTTAGGCAGCACAGGAGAAGGCGCGGGTGAGTTAATACTGGATGCTATACAGCAAGCTAAAGCTGCAGGTGTAACACCAGAGCAGATAGCAGAGACGCTAAACACACGAGGCGACTTAGCATCAGAACTAATAGGTTTAACTGTAGGCAGTAACCAACCGTTTGTCAATGTACCAAGCGCTGCTGACAGAGCAGCTGCAGAAGCCTCTGTAGACCCTGTAGGAGGCTCTACAAGCTCGTTAGAGAGCGATCCAGACCTAACAGGTGATATAGACACTATTGTTGATTCAGTTGCGTCAGGAGGCTCTACAGAGACTGTAAGTGATGTTAACGAAGAATGGACATATAACGCAGCTACAGACAGCTTTATAAGCTCTACTAGAGGCGACAGTGTGCCTAACGCAGGTAACGCTGTTCTTAAAGACGGTGGAGTGTACACAGTTACTCCTATTATAGGAACTGACGGCGTTGCCGCAGAACACGTAGTAGATGCAGAGACTAACAAGTCTGTTGGAATACTTAACGTAGACATAAACACAGGAATGCCCACAATAACTAATGAAACAACTACTGCTGTTACTGCTGAGGTTCCTGTCACTAGCGCTGATACTACTGGGACTGCCGATACTGCTGTTGTGGATACTAGTGGAGGAGTTGCTAGCTCAACTGACACAACACCTACAATAACACCTACGCCGCCTACAATAACACCTACGCCGCCTACAATAACAGCTACGCCATCAATAACAACACCAACTAACGGCACTGACGGAGTTGATGGCATTGACGGAGTTGACGGAACTGATGGTATAGACGGAACTGATGGTGGTGACGGAACTGATGGTAAAGACGGTAGAGACGGTAGAGATGGTTTGACAGGTATGCTAACACTAAACACTATAGCTACACCGTTAGCTGATGAGATATTCACAAGTGAGTTTAAAATGGATTACTTAAAGCCTGAATTTATAGGCTTGCTCGATCTAACTAGAGGAAGGACTGTATAATGGCAGGTTTACTTGATTTTCTAACAGGCGACACAGCAGCTAGGCTTGCTTCAGGTGCAGGTGCTCTGTATGGAGCTGAACAAGGCATACAAAGCGCTCGTGATTTAGGCGCACAGGCTATGCAGCGTGCTGAAACGGCTGCTACTGACGTTGTAGGACAGACGCAGTTTAAACCCTTCACTGTAACGTCCGGCATTGGCGGTGTCTCTACAACTCCTGAAGGCGGTTTAACAACAACACTGTCTCCTGAGCAACAAGCTCTGCAACAGCAGTTACAAGGTTTTGGTACACAAGCGTTTGGTATGCTTGGTAGTCCAGAAGAGCGTGCAGCTGAGCAGGCTAATGTAATTAGTATGTTGACAGGTGCAGGCGGTGGCTTGCAGCAACGTGAAGCTGACATCATGCAGCGTCTACAGGCTGCTGTAGCGCCAGAGCAAGAACGTCAGCGTTTACAGTTAGAACAGAGACTAGCTAACCAAGGCAGACTTGGTGTACAAACGTCTATGTTTGGCGGTACACCAGAGCAGCTAGCTTTAGAGAAGGCTCTAGCAGAACAGCAGGCAGGCTTGGGCGTTAGAGCTATAGAGCAAGCACGTCAAGAGCAGGCTTTGCAGTCTTCACAGACTCTAGCAGGCTTGCAAGAGACTAGGGCTAGGCTCGGGCTGCTAGGTGACGTAGGGCTTTCTGCTTTACAGCAGTCTTATATGCCACAACAGCAACTTCTTAACACTCTATCACCTGCTATTAACTTGTCTAACATTGCTACTACAGGACAGGCTCGTGGGGCGCAGTTTGGTACGTCGTTGTTACAATCAGGCTTGTCAGCACAACAAGGAGCAGAACGTACAGCAGCTAACTTAGAACAGCAGCGCATACAAGGTATAACAAACTTGTTAGCAGGTCAGATTGGAGCGCAAGGACAAGTTACGCAGACTGGTTTGTTGCAAGGCATTCTACAGAACATTTTAGGAAACGGCGACACTGCTCCTGCGCCTGTTGAAGGTTCGTTAGAGTTTCTACGACAGATGGGAGTAGCTTAACATGGCAGATCCAATTAACATTAACTCATTATTTTCTGACATCTTGCCAGACCCTGCTGCTGAAATGCGTCAACAGCAGTCAGACCTACTTAGCGTGTTAGACACTGTAGGTGGCGTTGCTGCACTTAACGCACCTAGACAACAGCAACAGCTCCGTGCCGCTGCAGGTGGCTTGTTTGGCGTTGATACACGTACAGGTTCTGAAAAGCTGCGTGAAGCTATGCAAGGCGTAGACCCAAACAACCCTCAAGACCTAATACGTTTAGCGTCTATGACTGACGCTATAGACCCTGCTAAGGCTATACAACTGCGGCAGACAGCTGCTCAGATGACGGCACAAAAAAGAACACAAGAGCAACAAGCACTGGTAAGGACACAACAGCGCAATGCTATGATGGACACTGTAGCAGCTGTGGAAGACCTTGACCCTGCTATGCAGAATGCTGCTTTTAGTGCCATTGAAGCAGGAACGTATGATGGCAATATAGAAGGTCTTTTAGAAAGCATAGCTCCTAACAAAGACCGCTACAACGTACAGAACGGTGCGGTGTGGGACAACTTAAAAGGCGAGTGGAAAGTTTCGCCAACAGAAGAAGCACAAGATACTGGTTTGGGTTTACAAAACTTAAACACTAGTCAATATACGCCTGAGTCTCTTACTGCGTTTAGGCTTGCCGAAAGAAAAGCAACAACAGAAGAAGAACGCATACTCGCAGGTCGACACTTAAAGTTAAAGCGTGACGACGGATGGGAGTACAAGCCAGTAAAGGACGCAGAAGGAAACGAAGTTTTAGACGAATATGGCATTCCTAAAATGATTGCTTTCCCTACCGGAGCGGATTATTCAGAAGTTAAACAAAAAGTAAGGTCTGCAAACGCAGCAGGAGAGCTTGTTTTAGAAAAAACTGGTGATATTCTTCAAACTATGGACAGAGTCGAGGACGCATTATCAGGCGCTAGCGGTAACGAACCAGTCAGCACAGGTTTTGGCGACGCTGTGTTGAGTTTTGTTCCGGGAACAGATCAGTACACCTTAGCAGGAGACGTGACAACAGTTCTAGCAAACTTAGGCTACGATGCGCTTCAGTCTGCTAGAGCAGCGTCCGATAACGGTTCTTCTGGCTATGGTCAACTAACAGAACGAGAACTACTTGACTTAAAGAGTCTTGTCGACAGCCTAAAAATTGGAATGAAGAAAGAAGACTTTGAAGAGCGTTTTGCATCCATACGTAGCAGCTTTGAGCGAGCCAGAAAGAAAGCTAGAAAAGGATGGACTGTTGAGCAATGGATAGGTCTGGAAGAGCCTCCTAAGTCTTCTTTAGACATAACAGACCCTACCGTACAAAGAGCAGGATCAGGGTTTACGTACAGAGAGGTTAAGTAATGCCTAATTACGAAGTTCTAGACGAACAAGGCGCGGTTGTCACAGTTATAGAAAGCGACACTCCACCGTCTCCTGAAGACATGGCTTATATAGTTGCACAGAAGCGTCGTAAAGATTCTCGTCCTGTAGCTACGCCAACGCCTGTGGACAAGCTACAAAGCACTGGAATACAACGTGCCGTTGATGTCGGCATGGAGTACGTAGCAGGCGTTGATAGACCTTTTGCGTCTTTAGTTGACTTTATAACAACACCTATACGTGCTGTAGAGCAGCAAGTTCGTCCGTATGCTCAGGCTATGCTTGGTATTCGTGACGTTCCTGACTCTCCACAAGCAGCCTTTAGAGAAACAGAGCCTTTCTCGCTAAGAGGCATGGTAGCTGAGAAGGGTGAGTTTGCAGGAGAAGGAGTAGCTACTGACATTGCAGCAGGTGCGGGCGAGTTTACAGGCTTGGTTATGTCTATGAACCCTGCTCAGAGGCTTACCACTCAAGCTATCGCTAAAGGTTTGGAAACAGGAACTGCTAAGAACGTCTTTGAGCTGCTAGGATCTGGCAAACCTATTGACGATATTGTCTTTGGCGTTACTGGTGGTTTTGGTGGTGAAATAGCTGCTGCACAAGCTGATGACCCTAACGCTAAAGAAGCAGCTAGAATAGCAGGGCAGATGATAACTCCTTCAGCGGCTAAAGTCGTGTTTGACGGTGTTATTGATTACGCTGCCAACAAACTCTTGACAGAGTCTTTGCCAAATAAAGAGGCTCTAAAGGGAGCGTCAAACTACATATACGAACAACTTAAAGATGTACAATTAAAGCCAAACGAAGCAGCTAGGCTATCTAACAACATAAATCAATTCTTCAAAGAGGAAATTACTGTCGACCCTTCATACGGTACTATACGTAATAGACTCGGTTCAGTTCTTAAATCAATAGAAGATGGTACTGTTGATTTTCAAACACTAGATAAAGCACACAGTCGTTTGGCGAAACAAGCAGCAGAAGGAAGCGACGACGTTGCAAGAGCGGCAGGAGATGCTGCTAGAGTCTTAGACGATGCTATATTGAGTTTACAATCCACAGACCCTGCTATTATAACAGCTCGTGAGCTTTGGAGACGACAAAGCACTGTGGGCTTGTTAGATGATATGTTTACTAACTTAACAAGAACAGCACAAGCTCAGAAGATGGAAGGCGGTAAAACTTTTGAACAGCGTTTACGACCTGCAATGGCTCAGTTGTTAAACAATAATAAGAAAAGTATGTACTTCACTAAAGCAGAGAAGAAGTTAATTGACGATTTTATAGCAGGAAAGAACACTAGTGAGTTTTTAGAAACAATAGGTTCTTTATCTGGAGGCGCTAAAAACATCGCTTATGGAACTTTGTCTACTCTTCTTGGTACAGCTGTGTACGCTACAGCAAACCCCTCAATAGCTGTTCCTGTCGCCGCTGCAGCAGGTGCTGCTACTTTTGGTTTAAGTATTGCTGAAACTGCTAGAAGAGTTTCGTTAAACGCTCTAAAGCGTAGTGGAACGCTAATGAAGACTTCTATTAAACTACAAGGTTCTGACGGACTAGCATTGACTAAAAGCTATATGGCTAACACTCCTAAAGACATGAGAAAGCCTAGTGAGTTAGCAGCTTTGCTTATAAACAACAACATGGACATGACTGCCTTTAGAGCTTCTGAGTTTGCTAAGAGCAGCACAGGAAGACTTACATCAACTTACTATGACATCTATCGTAGAGCTATCAACGAAGAACAAGCAGAGAAGGAAGACGCCTTCAGAGCTAACCTGCCTCAATAGGGACTTCACCGGCGGCGGAGACATCAAAAGAATAACATGGATTTATTAACTTGTAAACATAAAAGAGGTTGTTATGAACTATTCTTACTCAAATAAAAGCAAGCCTACACCGCCTAAGAAGAAGGCGACAACTAAGAAGAAGAAAAAGAAGTAACCTAATCCTTAGTGCTACCTTTGGATCGTGCGTTTGTTATAGCCACAAAAAGCCCTATAGAGATTGGGATACTCTATAGGGCTTTTTCTTACTCGTCAGTTAACTGCTTTATTACTTTCCTACCTCTAATAATAAAATCATTAACCTTCTCGTCTTCTTCCATGAGCTGTTTCAGGCTGTGCGGTAGATGATCTACATCCCAGACTATCCTACACACACAAGCTGAACCAACCTCTTTTAGCGTTATACAGCCGTTACAGTAACGACCCACTAGATACCACAGACACCAGAGGCACACACAGTCTCGCTATTCTCCTCAAACACCACACCCTTGTGCTTCATAGCTTCTTTGTAGCTGCACATCGTTAGCGGCTGACCGCCTCGCGCACCGTCAGGGTAGCAAGTAAAGCCTCTCAGACGTGGTGCATACTTAGCCAGTATTGTAGCAAACTCCATCACACGGTCTTCGTTGTTGCCTTCACTGCCCCACGGCGGTAGGTTGATAGTAGACGAGATAGACATATCAACATAGTCTTGTACGTCAGCTTGGAACTTCAGCCTACGCTCAAAGTCATTCACCATAGACGATGACGTCTGTATCTTGTCAGGGTCTAAGCCGTGTGTAGTAATTAGGTCTTCAGCTGTAGCATCTACAACGTACTCGTACTTCCACTTGTCACCACCAACTAAGTAGCGACGCTTGTAAGCAACAGCGTACAGAGGCTCTATGCCTGTTGTAGTGCCTGCGAGTATCCCTATAGTACCTGTAGGAGCGATTGCACGATACGCAACAGGGCGACTGATGCCACGGGAGTCACAAAGAAGATTAGCAGCTCTTTCCGATTCATCTCTAAATACCTCTAGCCACCTGTGTAGCTCTTCTGTTACTTCGTAGTCACTGCCACGCTTCAGCAGAAACTCGTGCATACCCATCAAGCCCAAGCCGAGCCTTCTGTTCTTCTGTCTAACAGCATACACTTTTTTAGTTGGAAGGTCTGCTGTGAGCGTGCCTGCGACAAGGAACATCGAGGCGACTCGAACGATTGCTCTGAACTCCTCGATATCATCAATTGCGCCAATATTAATACTTCCAAGATTACACACATCTGAATCATCCTCACTAGTGACTTCGGTACAAGCGTTCCTGAGTGTTTCATTCTCTTTGTCTCCGAAGTTAAAGGAAAATCCCGGCTCTCCTGTCATTAGTGCTTGACGGCAATTCTGTACAAACGTCTCAGGCAAGAAGCCGTTGTTGACAGCATCTAAGAACTTGTCATCGTAGTTAAGACTGATGTTAGTCATGTCTAGCGGTGCAGGGAAGTTGAAGTTGTTCTGCTTAGCATCAAACACTGTAACGCCTTCAGCGATAGGTAGTGCGTGCCAATCTTTAGCAGACAAGAACTTCTGTGCGTCACCGTGTTGCCAGTTCAGTGAGGCATAGATAGCACTACGTCTACTGCCGCCCTGCATCACGTTTCTGCCTATTTCGTTTATAGAGTTCATTAGTGGCAGTGGGCCTGACGCTTCCCCGCCTGTCCTGCCTAGTGGTGACCCGCTCGGACGAAAGACGCTGTAGTCTATGCCAATGCCGCCGCCGCTCATCAGACAGTCGCTTGCTCGTTGTGTTAGCTTTCCCCATTCTTCTCTAGTGTCCTCTTCACCTTTTAACAGATAGCAGTTGTTGTAGAAGCTAGCCTGTCTACCTGCATAGTAAATGTAACGACCACCTGCCATGAACTTAAACTGCTTCATAGCACTGCCTAGATACTCTGAGTCTTCAGGGCTTAGTATGCCTGTACAGACATCGTGCATAAGGTCGTCTACTTTCTCTGCCCACGTTTGCGTCTCGTTCAAGGCGTACTTGTTGCGGAAGATTGACTCACCAAAACTGTTTCTAAACTCGCTCATGCTGCTTGTCCTCTATCTGAGTCTTTAATAAATACACCTGCGCCATTGAGATAGCCTTTACGATCTTTAATGTCTTCGTAAGCGACTTCTAAACATTGTTCTAGTGTTAGTTCGTTCATCATTGCTAAGTTGTTCAACACCACCAAGCAGTCGCCAATATCGTCTGCTATATCTCTATGCTTTGCTACGTTGTCAGCAAGTTCGCCTACCTCGCTAACTAGCTTTAGAGTCTGTGTTGCTACAATACCGTTCCTAAAGATGCCACGTTCGCTGCTCCACTTGGTACACAGCTGTAGTAATTCGTCCATTCTAGACATTGCTTATCTCCTGCGCCAATCTATCTAAGTACCAACGTGCTTTGCGTAAGTCTTCTACACCGTTCTTGTCTTGCCAACGATGCGTATACTTGATTACGTTGCCGTTAAGATAGCCTAAGAAGGCTTCTTTACTGAGTCTCTCTTTAATGTACTCAATGCACTCAATACCGCTGCCCTTGTAGTGGCTAGGGTTGATAGCATCTTTTATAGGTTCTGCTGCTCTCTGCTCAGCGTTAATTTGCTCACTGACACGTCTAGCGTGCGCTCTGCGTTTCTTACTTATTGCGTCCCACTCTTCAGCAGGTGAATGGTCAAGAAAACTCATCGTCATTTTCTCCTAAGTCTTCGATTATTTGATCTAGTTTGTCCTCTACCTTATCCTCGAAGCGTTCTACAAGCTCCGTAGAGTTAATCTCTAACGTCTCAAGTACAGTTATCTCATCTAAGAGAGACAGCTGCTCCTTTATCTCTGTGAATGTTTTACTCATTCGTAGACTCTCCGTACTTCTTTCTAAGGTAGGACATACTAATTGGCAGCTCGTCAAAGCTACCGTTGTTTACTTCGTTGAATATCCAAAGCCCACGCCAAGACTGATTAGTCTGCGGTGTGAGATAGCTTTGGTCTTCTTGATAGAAGATGCCTGCGAACAGACCAGTGACTGACACACCGTCAGCTCTACGTGCGTAGGCGATGTCCCTGTCTTGTACGTGACCCATGACACAGCTAACCATCTTCTTAGTCAGCATTAGCTTAGCAGACGATACAGGACGACCCATAACGCCAGAGGTGAAGTAGTGTGAGTAGGCTATGCCGTTAATCATCTTAACTTCTAAGAACGGCACAACTTCCCAACCCATCTTCTCTAGACCAAGGTCAGCAAACGACATCAAACCCTCAAGCTCAGGACTATCATCTACTGCTCTAGTGATCCTGTTCTCGTGGTTGCCAAGTAAGAACACTAGCTTAGGTTTCCACACCTTGTGCTTGTTAGCGCGTTGTCGTGCTTGTTCTTCCTTGATAGGAGCTAAGAAAGCCTGCATAGCAACCTTGCCTGACTCTACGTCTGCTTGATAACGTCTGCCTTCAAAAGACTTCTTACCTTTGTCATAGCTAGACAGACTAGGAAAGTCCCAGTGGTCACCTAAATGGATAATAACTTCAGGCTTCATAGCAACTGCATACTTACCTGCCCACGTCAGATGCTCTATATTAGAGTCTGGTTTAACCTGCGTGTCTGGTATGACAAAATGTCTCATGTCTTCTTCCTCGCTGCACGTTCTGCGTTAGTTTTCTTCTGGTGACACTCTACGCACAAGACCTGCATACCGTCTGCTTCACAGAACAACCTCTCTGAGAAGCCTGCAATGTCTTTATAGCTGCTTAGTTTGCCTGCCGGAATGATGTGGTCTACCTGTATCTCTTTGTTGGTATGCCACTCTGAACACTCAGCACATTGATACTCGTACTTGTGTCTGCAACCTTCTACTGTACGCTCTGCGTCCTTCTTAACTTGAAACTTAACAGGGTAACGACTGTAAGCCTGTCTAAGCGCTGATCGTATGAACTGCCAATAACGTGCTTCTGTCCAAGTCTTTCCGGCTCTAGTGCGCGGTACTAGTTGCTTCGCCATAAAAGCGTACTCCTGTAGGACGTTCTCGTGGAGGCATCCACATCTGTCCTGCTGTGCGTCTTAGCCACAGTAGACGTGCATTCTCCAACGCCCTGTCATAGCCTAATTGGTCTTCGCAAATGTCCCACATATCAGTTTCTTTGCGGCAGTTGCCAATCAGTTCGTGTGCGCCACCTGCGCCTATACCGTCAACACCAATGATGTTGTCAATAGCGTCGCCTGTGAGTATCTGTTTGTAAAAGCTCTTCAAGCCTATCTCTGAGCTTACGAAGTACTCTTCCTTCTTCACAAAGTTATAGTGCATACCTGCCACTTGATCGAAGTCTTTATCAATACTTACCATGATAGGCTCGTCGTTCAAGTACACAGACGAAGCAGCAACAGCTATAGCATCGTCAGCCTCTTCACCTTCGATCATGACTGCTTCCCAGTAACCAATAGCATACTCACGTATAGCAGGCAGCAGAAGGGGTTTTGCACCTTTCCTGTTTCCTTTGTACGGAGCAGTGACGGCAACGTCATGTCTGAAGTTACCGCCTCCGGTTAGGTATAGGATATAGTCGTGCTCAGGATAACGCATTAGAACGTCAGTGAGGATAGAGTTAAAGGCTCGTTTGACTTGTGCTGTAGCATTCTCTAAAGAGACTTGTGCGTCATTCTCGCACGCACAAGCCGCCCGATAGCAAAATATATCGCCATCAATAAGAAGCATTAGAGAGCTGCTTCTAAGTCTAAGTCTAAAGCAACTTCTGAGTCAATTTCATACTCATTCAGGTCGGTAATTACTAACTTGTAACAGCTTGCTGAACGACCATCCTGACCTGTTTGACCTTTCCAATCATAATGACTAACGGCAACAACTGCTTCAGATCCGTTGCCTATAAGACAATGAATCTCGTCTCCATCAGCGTTATAAGCGCGTATAGGATAATTAGACTTAGCCGTGACATAATCACCTGCTTCGTTGTTCTTGTTCCTAATAGGCACTCCTCGCTCTTCTAACGCAGCAACGGCTTTGCTTGAGAGATTACCAAGGTCAACTTGGTATTTTCCTGACATTTTATTAGGCTGTTTTAGGTTAGCCCAGTAAATAGTAGCTTTAATAGGTGTAGGTGGTATCTTTTGCATTGTAGTGCTCCTTAATAAAGTCTATATAGTCTATCACGTAAAGTTAAAAAAATCAATGAGTTTCAGACCAGTTGTTACCAATCTTATACTCACCATCCATAGGGCAACGTAGTTCAAAATCGTCACCTGCCTTGCGTATCGCATTACGAAAGTGTAGTCCTACAGCCTTGGCGAAAGCCTCTGGCGTCTCTACTTGAAACTCATCGTGTACGTTGGCGACCATCTTAAAAGGTATGTTCTGCTCTCTAAGACTCTCGACACCGTTCAACAATGCTTTCTTCATAAGCGCTGCCCCGCCTCCTTGTAAGAGGAAGTTTAGCGCACTATAAGCCTTGCGTATGCGTATCCTTCTGCCGTCTAAACTAGGCAACGTGCCGTTTGCTGCTATCTTCTCTACTAACTCCTTCAACGCTTTTAGCGATGGTATATTGTCAAGGAAGTCTTTCTTTAGCTTCTTCCCATGTTTAGCGCCCTTGCCTGCGATACTGCCTATCTTCTCATCACCTGCACCGTACAGGAATGCGTAGATGAACGTCTTAGCTTGGTCGCGTGTTTCGAGTCCTGCCGCTGCTTGGTTGGCGCTGTGTATATCGCCGTCTAAGATGGTGTTAACGTAGTCCTCGTCCTTCATATAGTGGGCTAGCATCCGTAACTCAAGACCAGACGCATCAATACCCACTAGTTTGTTGCCTTGCTCTACCGTCCAACAAGCGCGACACTCGCCTCCTAACTCAGCTTTGAGCCGTTGCACTGGTGTCATGCCATCATGCGCCTTACGTGTTGCAGGCACTTGAGCCATGTTAGGCGATATATGAGTCATCCTACCTGTCGCTGCACCGCTGCTAAAGACACGACCATGTACCCTGCCGTCATCCGCTACAGCCTCTAGCCATGAACTTACCTGACTAGCTCTTTTCTGTAATAGAAGATACTCAGCAACAAGCTGCGCCGAAGGATTATCAATACCCTCTAGCACGTTCTCATCTATCTTGTAGCTACCGCCTTCGGTCTTGTCAGTAAACTTAACGCCTACAGTCTGCAATCTCTTAGCTATTTGCTGCCTGCTGCCTACGTTAAACACTTCTACGTTGTCTTTAAGCTGCTTACCTGTCTTCTCAGACCAACGCTCGGTGACGATAGGAGGAAACTCAGCCTGTAACAACGCTTCTAACTCACGCATACGGTGCGTTAACGTGCTATAAAGACCGTTAGCCTTCGGCAGGTCAATCTTAAAGCCATTACTGCGCTGCAACTCTAACTCAGCCGTCACAGCGTGCTCTAGGTCTATAACGTCCTGCGTGAACTTACCTCTCTTCAGGTTAGCACTCACTGTCTTATAAACCTTGGTGGTCAGGTTAACGTCGCGCTTGCAGTAAGTAATCATTTCCTCACACAAACCACCGTCATAGTCGGTGAAGTCATCTTTAGGGTACGCTAGACGCTCGCCCCAACTGCGCAAACTGTGACCACCTGCCTGTGCAGGGTTGAAAAGGCGAGACAGTACCATAGCATCAACGTGCTTCTTACCTTCTACGCTAATACCCCACACCGCCGTCATCACTGGCACGTCAAAGCCTAAGCCGTTATAGGTTAAGATACTGTCGTGCTTGTTTATCAACGCCTGTAGTGTCTTAGCTTCGGTGTGTACAGTCGTCTCACCTGTAGCGACATCCTCAGCACAAGCGCACCATATCACTGAGTGTTTCATGTCTGTCTCTATATCAATTGTTAACATCAATTACCGCCATCTTGCTCGTAGCAATATTGCCTAAGCCATTCCATTCTATCAAGAAATTCATAACGCATAGTTAAAAACTTTGAATGTAACTCTAAATCCTCAACACGCCATTCAGAAACTTCACCACCGCTGTGATAAATCCAACAAGTAATACCCCCTTCCTTGTCTTTTTGTTTTCTAACTACAACAGCTAATCCGTCTGCGCTCTCCTGCCATTTAATACAATCACCTACACAAATTTTATTGTTCATAATCCACCTCAACGTCATGTATTGTTTTAAGGTCTAGGCGTTCTTGCAAGCCAAACACGTTGTTAGCGTTCCTGATACAGTCTAAGCACTCACCAACATAATGAAGCGTGTCAGTATCTCTTAAAGTGGCTTCATAGTCTGTCAATAGCGTGTCACAAGCTATGCATCTCATTAGTCGTCTCCTTTATCTGTAATTAACCATAAGCTGTTAAGCAGAGAAACTAAGTCTGTGCATTTAGGACACAAGTCAGGACTAGCGCAGGCAACCCACTCAGGACACATCTCACATCTTTTTTCTCTCTTGACTTTTTCCATTATCGTTGCTCCTTAATTTAAATGCGCCTTATATATTGCTTTTCACCTTATACGACACATAAAGCACTCTAATGCGTCATATATGTTGCTTCTACAAAACTATAAAGCGCGTTCGTCAAATACTGTCTCAGCCATTCTGCCAGTGTCTTTGTCATACAACAAGTCAGCACACCTGCCTGTCTCGCCACTAAACCGATTCTTTAGGACACGCACAGTAGTGGTGTTTCGTGTAATCATGTCATCAGCCTGTCCATCACGTTCCAAACCTAACACTATATCACTAAGCTGTGCGATAGACGCACTACCGCGCAATTGTGATAAGGACGTTGCTGCGCCTTCCTCGTGTCCCTTGCTCTCAGGTCTACGCAAATGACTAACGACAAACAACGCTATACCTGTTTCCTGCACAAGCATCCTCAGCTTGGTCATAATCTCATCTAAAGCCTTGCGCTCGTCTAAGTTAGCCTGCGCCGACACAACAATAGAGACGTGATCTAAGAAGATATAAGCACAGTCTAAAGCCTTCGCCATGTAACGCACACGACCTACGATGTTATCGACGTCAGTCGAGCCGAAGTGGTCTAACAAGTACAAGCGTTCTGTGCCTAGTGTTAGATCAAAGGCGCTTCTACGCTCTTCTTCTGTGCTCGTGGTCGTCGGTAAATGCAGCTGCTTATTAGCCGCTAGCGACATAAGAGACAAGCCTGTTTTTCGTATACTTTCCTCTAAGAAGAGTAGCCCAATGTTATGCGTTGATTGTTGCAACACTGCCCAAACAACTTCACGAACGAATTGAGACTTGCCTAAACCGCTACCCGCCGTCACTGTGACAAGCTCAGCCGGACGGATGCCATAGGTGAGTGCGTTAATTCCTTTAAAAGGATACTTAACCTCGGCAACCTCCATAGGCGTGTTTACTTCATCCCATAAAGAAGAGGCCAGTATGATGCCGTCTGGTACGTACTTTTCAGCCTTCCAGAAAGCATCGTTAAACAACTGAGGCTTATTATCTGCAAGGTAGTCACAGGCGTCCTTATAGCCTCCAAGGTGCTTAATTATCTTAGCCTTACCGCCAAACAGCTGACCAACCTCGTCCGCAGCTTTCAAGCCTTGCTCGTCGGCGTCAAAACAAATAATAATAGTCTCGAAACTATCAAGCCATTCGTAGTTAGTCTTACAGTCCTTTAGGGCACTTCCCGCGCCGTTTCTGATACTCACAACTGGATACTTGCTACCCATCATCTGAAAAGCCGCTAGAGCGTCATACTCGCCCTCAGTGAGGGTAACGTATTTGCCGCCTTTAGGGTAAAGCTGCTGCCCAAACAACCCGCCTATGCTCCAATCGCCACTGGTTTGGAAACGTTTATCAGGATAACGAACCTTAGCCGCTACAGGCGACGTAGGCTCTAAAACATTGTAATAAGGATAAATAACCTGCCCATTTTTAATAACAACCCCATAGCTTTTCATCGTAGCCACGCTCAGGCCGCGCTCAGGGACGCCTGTGAAGTCCTGAGTAGCCAGTAGGGCGAGAGTAGCGTCAAACCCTTCGCTGCCTGTCAGCGCCTTCTCTGGCACTCTAACGGCTATCTCTGACCCTTTAGAGTCTGGCGGTGTGTAGACGTGACACGAAAAACAGTATTTTGAGTCGTCGTCGTTAAGTATTGCAGCGTCTGAACTATCACACAGACTGCAAGCGAGTCGAGTTTCTTTGTATTTACTCATAGATGCCCCTCGTATTCCATAATCTCTAGAAACTGTACACACAGAAACGGCAATAATAACTCAAATCCGTGCACGATTAAAGTAACCTCGTCACCGTCTTCGTCGTGCTCTAGAATTGCCTGCCGCTGTACCGTTCCCAAATAAATGCCGAAACCGTTGTTAAAACTCACACTAAAGCCCCAATTAAACATAAAAACACCTTTACAACTTTATAAATCCATGCTAATCTTTTGATGTCACCGCCGCCGCTGCAGCCTATAACACCCGCTAGCGTTCTTCGTAGTCGTCATCTCTGAAATGATCCTCCCAATCGTCTACTATCTGGTCATGGCAACATCTAAAGGCATACTCTAACGCCATTGCAGAAACTAAGCGCCCTAGTGTCTCAAAATCGTCTGACACAAGCGCCGCCGCTATGTCCATTTCTAAGTTATCGGCATCGATGGGGTCTTTAGGCAAGGCATCCGGCCCTATAGCCTCCCACAAGAGCCTTCTATCGCCTTCTAAGCGGTGTTTCGCCTCCTGCAGCGTCGCATTGTTCAAAACGTCTTCATCGTGCGCGTTAAAGTAAACTCTACCGTCTTCTATATGCATATTAGTCACCTATTGGGTTGAATATCTCTAAAATTACGTTATTTTCTAAAGC